CTCCCGGCTCCCCGCTGACAATCGGTACTGCCACAGCTATCCCTCTGCTTATCAATGGCCAGACAACTGGCGCCAGCTATATCAGCATCACCAATACGGGCGGGGCGTATGTTGGTGGGGTGAACAATAGTGCAGGCAGTGCGATTGTCAGCGGGCTTGCCTATTCCTCTTTGGTGGGGACAAATAACGCGACCGCTTTGCAGTTGACCACTAATGGCAATGCACGCCTGACAGTCGACAGCGCAGGCAACGTCGGTATTGGCACAAACGCACCCGGTACACTTTTGCAGGTACAGCAAACTTTAGCTAATACATACACCTCTACATCTGCAATAGACGCAGTCCCAATTGGATCACTGACCTCGATTGTTAACTTGGCGCAAGCCGCAGATGTCTTTCGCGGGGTTAATTTTTCCTCCAGAAGTGCAGCTGGCGATTTACAAAATGCTTACTTTGGCGCGGTATCCACGGCCACTGGAAATTCCCCAATCTTTGTGTGGGGTCAACGCACTGGAGCAACTGCGTATGCCGAGCGCATGCGCATCACCAGCGCAGGCGAAGTGCTGATAGGTGCAACAGCCGCAATTAATAGCTCTAAATTGCTGGTGGCAGGAGTAACCGGCAGCAATCCAGCCGTAATTCAAGGCGGCGCAGCGGCTTCAGCAGTATTGGCGTTCTACAATAACGCTGCAACAAACAATCGTTTTATGATCGGGCAGGGGTATGGAACCGCATCAGACAACATTGCTTTCATTCAAAACTATGTCAGTGCAGCTTTAGTCTTTGGTACAAACTCAACCGAACGGATGCGTGTTGATGCTTCTGGCAACGTGGGGATTGGAACGAATGCGCCCACAACTCTTGTACAAGCGTCTAAAACGCAAAACGCGGACACTAGTATAAGCGTCGTAAATCTGGATACGGGGGCAGCCGCCTCCTCATCTGTACAAGCCGGTTCTGATTCCGGTAATGCAATTCTAGCTGCTTACGGAAGTGGATTTACGCCTACTGGTGTACGCCTTGCAAGTTCCGCTGCTTTACTTACGTCGGCGGCAAGTACGGGAGGCTTGTCGATTGGTGCCCGGAATGCTGCGGGGGTCATTCGGTTTTCGACAGGCGGCGATACGGAACGCATGCGCATCGACAGCGCAGGCAACTTAGGATTAGGGATAACGCCCAGTGCTTGGAGAACGGCAGCTGGAACAAAAGCATTGCAGATTGGCGTTGGCGGCGCTTTATTTTCTCAAGACTCTTCGGGAACTTATTGGACGGTACTTACAAGCAATAGTTTTCAAAATACCTCAAACGTAGACGCGTATATAAATACTGGTTTTGCAACTTCCTATACGCAAACATCCGGAAAACATGTCTGGGCAACAGCCCCCTCCGGCACCGCAGGCGCAACGATCACCTTTACCTCAGCAATGACGCTGGATGCGTCTGGGAATCTTGGGATTGGCACCACTACTCCAACTAACCTCTTGTCCCTTGGAGGCAATGCTGCCCGCACGATCTGGATGGAGCGGCACACTACAGCTAATACAGCAGGTAACAACCTGACATTGCAGTCAGGTGGTGCAACAAGTGGGGCAACCGATAAGACCGGCGGTACGTTGCTGTTGAGCTCGGGCACAGCCACCGGCACAGGCACGTCGATCATTACATTCCTGACAGCGACCGCTGGGTGAACCGGTACTGTAGATAACGCTCCGGCAGAGCGGATGCGCATCAACTCTACGGGCAATTTGCTAATCGGCGGCACTACCCCGCAAGGCAACTCCCGAATTGAATTGCTTGGAACGAACGACGCAACTTCAGCCATTTCGCTTTACCGCTCGGATTTGTCGCACCGTACCGTTATTGGTGCCAACTATATTGGCACTTTTACGGCGTCCTCATTTTCGGTGTTTTCAAACTCCCTTGAGCGTATTACTGCCTTGTCAAGTGGCAACGTGGGGATTGGCACGACTACGCCGGTTAATAAGCTGCAAGTGAACGGTTCCTTCGGCCGCAATGCACCCGTGACCAAGACCGGTAACTTCACCCTTGGCGACGCAGAAAACTGGCTGATCTGTAATGGCACGGCGACGATTACAGTGACACTGCCAGCGGCATCTAGCTGGACTGGGCGTGAGGTGATGCTTAAAACCATCGCCGCATTCACGGTGGTGTCAGCTTCCAGCAACGTAGTACCCTTGATTGGCGGGGCAGCGGGTACGGCAATTTTGGCGGCAACAGCAGGCAAGTGGGTAACGCTGGTGTCGGATGGTACAAACTGGATCACAATGGCAGGCGCTTAAGGAGATCAAAATGAATCCTGTACTTATTCAAGCATTGGTGCGACACATCCTCACGGCGATTGCCGGGGGGTTTGCGGTTAAATATGGTGTGGATGGCGGCGCGGCTGAAGCCATCATCGGCGGCGCGTCGGCGCTGGCCGGTGTGGGCTGGTCGATTTACGACAAGAAGAAGGGCGCATAAAATGGCTGTGACTTATACATGGGTGTTCAATCCGCTGGATGTGAAGCTGTCTGAGGATGGCTTGACCAATGTGGTGTATAACGTGAATTGGCGCTTGATCGGCACTGACGGTACTTACTCGGCCAATGTGTACGGCTCTGTAGGCGTACCGGCTCCGTCGCCCGCAGCCTTCACACCTTACGATCAGCTTACCGAAGAGACGGTGCAAGGCTGGGTGGTGGATGCCTTGGGAACCGAGCAAGTGGCCCAATATGAGCAAGGCATTGCCGATCAAATTGCTTTGCAGCAAAACCCGGTTGATGCGTCCCTTCCACCTCCTTGGAGTAACACATGATTAAGCTCGAACTGTCTATTGAAGAAACCCAAATCGTTTTGGTGGGCCTGTCCAAGTTGCCCTACGAAGCTGTTGCTGCTGTAATCGAGAAGATTAAAGAGCAAGCTCAGCCTCAAGTGCAGCCTGCGGAAGAACCCGCAGCGGAGTAAGCAGTACAATGGCGGTGAGCGGTCCGGCCTGCTCACCGTCGTGCAGTCAGCCGTGCCAGTGGGACTAAACTTCTACGATCACGGACTGACAAGTGAAAGAAAACTTCGACACAGCGTTTGCCAAACTCATCCGGCATGAGGGCGGTTATGTAAATCACCCGTCTGACCCGGGCGGCATGACCAATCTCGGCGTGACTAAGCGCGTCTGGGAAGAGTGGGTCGGCCATACTGTCGATGAGAAGACCATGCGCGGGCTTACCCCGGAGATGGTCAAGCCGCTCTATAAACGCAAATACTGGGATAAAGTCTGCGGCGACGATCTGCCTGCCGGCGTGGATTACTGCGTGTTTGATGCCGCAGTGAATAGCGGCGCGGGTCGTGCGATCAAATGGCTTCAGCAATCGCTGGGCACAACCCAAGACGGCGCCCTCGGCCCCAAAACACTCGCCGCTGCTAAAGCCGCCGACCCACAACTGCTCGTCGTTGGCTATAACGCCGTTCGCCTCGCCTTCTTGCAAGACCTACCCACATGGAACACCTTCGGCAAAGGCTGGGGACGGCGCGTGGCTGAGGTCAAACAAGACGCTGCGACCATGACCGCATAAGGAGGCATTGTGCCGCTAAAGAAATTGGTTTTGAAGCCGGGATTGAATAAAGAAACCACGCGATACACCACTGAAGGCGGTTGGTATGACGGTGATAAAGTACGGTTTCGCCAAGGCACGCCCGAAAAGATAGGCGGGTGGGTGCGTATCTCAGCCAGTACGTTTTTGGGCGTGTGCCGCAGCTTGTGGAACTGGATTACGCTGGCCAGCCTGAATCTGATGGGTGTGGGCACTAACCTCAAGTTCTACATCGAGTCTGGCGGTAACTACAACGACATCACGCCTCTGCGGCTAACGGCTACGCTGACCAACCCCTTCACGGCTACGTTGGGCTCGTCAGTTATTACGGTGGCACATACAGCGCACGGAAGCGCTACGGGCGACTTTGTGACGTTCAGCGGGGCTGCCGGGCTGGGTGGCAATATTACTGCGGCTGTCTTGAACCAAGAGTATCAAGTCACGGTTCTGGGGGTAAATAGCTACACAATTACGGTTGCGGCCACAGCAATCGCAGCAGACGTAACTGGCTCGCCGGGTGGCGGAGCCGCTGTTTCCGCAGCCTACCAGATTGATTCAGGCCCAGCGTTCTCCGTGCCGTTGACAGGCTGGGGCGCAGGCTCTTGGGGTAGTGGGTCGTGGGGCCTTACGTCTGCAACGGATAGTATGCGCCTGTGGAGCCAGAATAACTTTGGCGAAGACCTGATCTTTAATCCACGCGGCGGCGGTATCTATTATTGGGATGCGTCGAGCGGACTGACCTCTCGGGGTGTGGCTTTGTCGTCTCTGGCCGGCGCCTCCAGTGTGCCAACCATTGCCAACTTCATCTTCGTATCGGACATTAGCCGGTTTGTATTCGCCTTCGGCACGACTGATTATCTGTCCGCTGCATTCGACCCGATGTTGGTGCGTTGGTCGGATCAAGAAAGTGCGGTGAATTGGACCCCGGCAGTGACCAATCAGGCAGGCAGCGTGCGGCTGTCTCACGGCTCGGAGATCATCTCCTGCTTGCAATCCCGGCAGGAAGTTATCGTATGGACGGATTCGGCGCTGTACGCGCTGCAATACCTTGGCGCTCCGGATGTGTGGGGATCGCAGCTCATGGGCGACAACCTTTCCATCGCAGGGCCAAACGCTACGGCGTTGGCGAGCGGGGTGGTGTTTTGGATGGGCATCGACAAATTCTACAAATACGACGGTCGCGTTGAGACGCTTCGTTGTGATTTGCGCCAGTACATTTTTGATGACTTTAACTCCCTGCAACGCGCACAGGTAGTGGCCGGCACTAACGAAGGCTTTAATGAAGTCTGGTGGTTTTATTGCAGCGAAAACTCGACGACCAATGACAGGTACGTTGTGTACAACTACGGCGAAGATATTTGGTACTACGGCACCATAGCACGCACCGCATGGATCGATAGCGGATTGCGATCACACCCTGTAGGAGCCACGTATCTGAACAACCTCGTCAATCACGAAGTAGGCGTAGACGACAATTCGACAGGCACGTTGGTAGCGATTGAGTCCTACATTACCTCTGCGGAATTTGACATCGACGACGGGCATAACTTCTCGTTTATCTATCGAATGTTGCCGGATGTGACCTTCCGAGGCTCTACAGCGGCCAGCCCCAACGCGACCATGTATTTGCTGCCAATGGCTAACTCCGGTTCTGGGTATAACAGCCCTGCCTCGGTGGGCGGCAGCAACTCGGCAGTAGTTACGCGAATCGCTACGGTGCCAATTGAAGAGTTTACCGGGCAGGTGTATACCCGCGTTCGAGGCCGTCAGATGTCGATCAAGATGGAAAGCACCGGGCTAGGCGTGCAGTGGCAGCTTGGCTCTCCACGGATAGATATTCGTCCTGATGGGAGGCGAGGTTAATGGCACTTGTTGAAGCTCGCATGCCCGCTGTGCCCAGCCTGCCATTAGGCCCGGTGCAGTACGACAGGCAATACGTTGACCAGCTTAATAACGTGCTGCGTCTGTACTTTAACCAGCTCAATCATGTAGTGGGGAGACTCGTGGCAAACCAAGGCCCATACGAAGTTTATTTTGGCGACGAAGGCGTCGATGCGTTTGGTCGGCTGCGGGTGAGCAACCCCTTCACTTTGTTTGATAGCCAAAACAGATACGCTATAGACAATCAGTTTGACACGTCGACAGCCACGGGGGGCACAGCAACCTATCTGAGCAATGAAAGCTCGGTGTCGTTGAATACAACCACCAGCTCAGGCAGCGAAGTAATCCGCCAGACTTATCGCGTGTTTCCGTATCAACCCGGCAAGGGCCTGACGTTCCTTGGCACCTTTGTCATGGCGGCGCCGAAGACAAACTTGCGCCAGAGGGTAGGCTACTTCAATACAGCGAACGGCGCGTTCCTCCAGCAGAACGGCACTACAGTCTCGTTCGTCCTTCGGTCAAACTCTTTGCCGACACCGGGCACGCCAAGCGACGTTCGCACAGTCAATCAAGCCGACTGGAACGTGGATAAAATGGACGGCACAGGCCCAAGCGGGCGCGTGCTAGACCTGACCAAGAACCAGATTCTGTACATGGACTTTGAGTGGCTGGGTACAGGGGATGTTCGCTGTGGATTTTATGTAGATGGCAGGCCGCAGATATGTCACATCTTCCACAACGACAATACACAGACTGCTGTGTATATGCAGACGGCCATCCTGCCGGTGCGATATGAAATCACCAATACGGGAGCGACCGGCTCGGCGTCGTCGATGAAACAGGTCTGCTCGACGGTTATCAGCGAGGGCGGCTACGAGGCAACATCAATTGACCATGTGGCGCGACGCACCACAGCATTGGGCACAATCAGCACAACATTCCTGCCGCTGGTCTCTATCCGGCTTGCGTCCACGGCGCTTGGCGCTGTTGTGTTGCCGAACCGAGTACAGGTGTTGCCGACGACCAACCAGAACTACGAAGTTGCGTTGTTTAAAAACGCGACGCTTACCGGCGCAAGCTATGCCGCAGTCAGTTCGGATGCCAACGTGGAGGCTGACGTAAGTGCCACGGCCATGACAGGAGGCACCATCGTGCAAACGGACTACGTAACGACCAGCGGTAGTGGCGGAGCGGGGATTCTGGTAGCGCCCACCGGGTACAACTTTGACTTGCAGTTGGGCGTGTCGTTAGCGGGAGTGAGCGACATTTATACAGTCGGCATCCGAACAGTATCCGGTGCCACGACGGGCGATGCCGTAGGCTCGTTGTCGTTTTACGACCTGACTCAGTGAGGTAGATATGTCGGAATATGATGATGGCAGTGCGGAAAGACAAGCAGCCGCATATCGAGCAATGGGGTACGAGTGGGTAGAGGGCGGAGAAGGTGGAAGGTATCAATATACCGGACGATCTCTTCTGCCCCCGGTTGAGCCTCCTACATTACGTGTAACTCCGGGCATGACGGAAGCGCAATTACAAAAACTAACAACACAAACTCCAATTACAAAAACTAGGGTTGTAGAAACTGGAGAAGGTGGGTATGAAGTTTATGATTACTACGACCCAGCAAGCCAAGCCAAGCAACTGTTGGCGCAGCCCGCACAAGTAAGCACCGACTATATTCGTAATAACTTTCCTTCATTGGCTCAGTTGCCCCAATCGGTGTTGAATCAAATGGGGCAAGACTGGCGTACCGCATACGCGCACATCCATAAGATTTCGGAGCAAAGTTCTAGCGGCTGGTGGGGAGGTGCGGGCGGCAAAGAAGGGTTTGTTCCGGTGCCGATAATAAATAGGGGGACTGGCCAACCAGAACTCCAGGTGGGCGGAAATGGTGAAATGTTTGCAGAGGCGTTGCCTTACGTCACCTACTCGCCAGAGTACGGGCTGGGAGTGCCAAAAGCGGGGATGCGCCCGTATGACAGCGGGTTTAGTTTCTTGGACTTTGTGGGCGCAGCGGCTCCGGGGATTGCGCTCTCAGCCATTTTAGGCCCGGCAGGGTTTGGGCTGTCTTTGCCTGCGGCTGGGGCGGTATCGGGGGGCTTTAATGCGCTACTGAATGACGGCAATGTGCTCAAGGGCGCATTGACCGGAGGTGCCTTGGGCGGTCTCGGTCAGATGGCTACGCCTGCGATTAGCTCGGCAGTGGGTGCCACAGGGCTAACGGGTGCCGCAGCAGACGCGGTAAAAGCAGGAGCCTTGGCCGCAGGTAAAGCCGCAATTACGGGTGGCGATCCCTTGCAAGCTGCACTGGTGGCCGCAACGGGGGCCGGGGTCGGTAGCACTGTAGCAAGTGCAGATGCGCTGAAAGACCTTGACCCGACTGTTGCAAAGGCACTGACCGCAGCCGCATCTGGAGCGGCAAGGGCGGCAGTAGGCGGGGGCGATCCGGTAACGGCGGCTCTGACAAGCGCAATTAACGTCGGAACAAAAGCGATAACCGGTGCAACTCCCGGGGCTACTGCAAGTGCACCCGCACCCACAACATCTACGCAAGATATTCTGTCGCAACTCGGCGCGCAAGAAACCGAGGCGCAACAATTACAACAAATCTTAGCCGATGCTGGCATTGCGCCTGAGCAACGAGGTTTGCTGGCGGGCGATTACAAACAAGAAGGCGTTGGCGATGTGTTGGCACGCGGAGCGGAATCAGCACTTGGTGCGTTGGTTCCGTCTGCACAAGCCTCTGGACAAGATCGAGTGGTATTGCCGCAACCTACGGAAGCAGGGGGCGCACAGCCTTCTGACTACAAATACTTCTTTGACGTAATGAGCAAAGGCGACCCGCAGGCTGCTTATGCGGGTTTATCTGCCGACGAAAAGGCAGCCGTAGATCGTGCGGGACAAGAGTTTCAGGCAAGTTCGGAAATCCGAAAAGGGGACTTGTTATCGGCATACAAATCCGGCGAACTCACGCCTACGGAGACTCCCACAGAATCGTGGATTGATCGCGGCATGCTGGGCGCAGAATCGCCAGCGTCAATGCCGGATATTCTGGAGATGCTGGAACAGCAGCAGGCACGACAGCAGTCGATGCAAAAAGCGGTATCTGAGTATTCCAAGCCGGAAAATGTGCAGCCGGACATTCTCAATGTGCTGAACCGTCAGCAGGCGGATGCAGAGGCCGCAATTGCGGCGCTGGAGCAGGCGACCGGGCAGAAGATCACGGCGGGTGACGCGGATATTCTGGCGCGTTTGGCCGAGCAAGGCGCATCGCAACGCGAGATGGAAGCAGCCCTGCGCGGTGAGATCGGTGGGTTGGGCACGACCTTTGATCAGCGGCTTGCCGACATTCTGGCGCAACAAGGTACGGGCCAAGCCGAGATGGAAGCAGCCCTGCGCGGAGAGTTTCAAAGGCAGTTTGAGGCTGCGCGAGCTGCGGGGGCAACATCCGAGGCAGCTTTGCAGGGCGCTATTGCAGGGGTTGGCCAACAAGCAGCTGCCGCGAAACAAGCAGCAGACCAAACCGCTGCCGGGCAAGCAGACATTACCGCAAAGATCACAGCTACCGACCAGAAGCTCGCGGATTTTGCCGTTCAGACGGGCCAGAGTTTTGACGCAGTTAAAGCTCAGTTCAAGGCTGAGTTTGACGCAGCTCAAGCAGCCGGCAAATCTTCAGATGCAGCGCTACAAGCGGGTATTGATAAGGTCGGACAGACTGCCGCAGCTAATCAGAAAGCGACCGATACTCAGCTCGGCCAACTTGGGGTAGATGTAAACGCGGTTAAGACCGGCCTAGGCCAGCTCGGAACGTCTACGACACAGCAGTTTGGTGACGTGAACGCTCGGATAACTGAGCTTCAACGGCAAGGGCTGACGCAATCTGAGGCCACTAACAAAGCGTTGTTGGAGCTATCGAGCGGGCAGGCGACGCTGGGGCAGCAACAGGCCGCGCAAGCTGCCGCTGCTAAAGAAGCTGCTGCTCAAGCTGCTGCTAACCAGCAAGCTACTCAGACTCAGTTTGGCGACGTGAACGCTCGAATCGTAGCTTTGATGCGGCAAGGTGCGGACTACCAGACTGCCACTACACAAGCCCAAACGGAATTGAAGCAAGGGCAAGCGCAGCTCGGTACTAAGGTGGGTGAGCTGGGTACGAAAGTGGGGGATTTGGGAACTACGCTCGGCGGACAGATTGCCGGACTGGGGACTCAGCTAACTGCCGCTAAACAGCAAGCGGCACAAGCCCAACAGCAAGCCAACATGGGCACCTTGTTTGGATTACTCGGCGGATTCGGCGGACAACAAGCGGCTCCGCAGGCTGCGGCACCTGTGACCCCTGCTAACATCGGGTATGTGTATGACATTGGAGGCAAAAGTATTTTTGCCAACCCGCAACAAGAGAAAGCCTTCGTTTCGCCTTATGCAGAAGGCGGCACTGTCGAAGACCTGATGAAGATTTTGAGAGGATGAGCATGGACCCGTTTGAAGTAGATCAGCAACCTTACTACGGCGACGTGGAGCTTCCATTCTCGCCATACGCCCCAAACATTGACTGGGGCAATGTCACGCTGCCCACGGATACATACTACGGCAACGCGGCAAACTGGAGTTATGACGCGGCTCCGAGCCTCATGAGCAATTTGCTCTCCGGGAACTTTGGGCAAGCATTCCAACAAGCCGGTAGTGGTATTGCGGACTTGTCGTCAAGCGCCCTTAAAGCTTTGCTGTACGACAAGAACGATAAGCTCGACATGCAGAAGCTTGCCACTATCGGTGGCGGGTTGGCGGGCTTGCTCGGTGCAGGCAAAGGCCAGACAGAGAAAGTAGGCTATCAAGGGCAGGTCCCCGTGCTCTCCGCAGTGCGCGAGCGTGTGCCGCAAGCTGCCTCGACCCAGCGCCCCGGCGCAGGCGGCAAACGGTATTTCTCAGACACCCAATATGTGGCCCCGGACCAAGCCGCTGCGGCTCAAGCCGCTGCCGCGCAACAGGCGCAAGGGTTGGCTCAGCTCAATGCAGCACGGCCTACGCCCGGCTATGCCGAAGGTGGTATCGCTCAGGGGTATTATTTGGGCGGAGATACGGATGGCATGGCGGATGAGATTCCGGCGAACATTGATGGTAAGCAACCCGCTAAACTTAGTGACGGCGAGTTCGTGGTGCCTGCGGACGTAGTCAGCCATTTAGGTAACGGCAACTCTGAAGCTGGTGCGCAACGGCTGTATGAAATGATGGACCGCATCCGCAAAGCGCGCACTGGCACGGCCAAGCAAGGTCGCCAGATTAACCCCAATAAACTTCTTCCTAAGTGAGCTAGATATGGCTACTACACCTGCTCTTACATCTACAGGCACGACTGGCTCGCAACCACTCGTTGGCATGGAATCGTCCCTGTCTAACTGGGTTGGCCCTTATGTGACCAACATGCTTGGCAAAGGCCAAGCACTGGCTAGCACGCCCTATCAAGCCTACCAAGGCACACTAACTGCTGGCCCGAGCGCGTTGCAATCGCAAGCGTTTCAAGGGCTGGCTGGGCTGACTATGCCCGCAGGGATTGGCGCAGCGGAACAGCGCAGCGCACAGCTGGGGCAACAGATGGGCGCGATGAACTACGCGCCGACAACGTTCTCCGCTGACCAGTTCACACCCGCAGCGGCGCAGCAGTACATGAACCCGTATTTGCAGGCATCGCTTGATCCCCAGATTGCCGAGGCTCGGCGTCAGGCGGAGATTCAGCGTGTGCAGCAAGCGGGGCGCATGACCCAAGCGGGTTCGTTTGGCGGTAGCCGGCAGGCCATCATGGAATCGGAAGGTGCCCGCAACCTCGGGCAGAACCTGTCGAACATTACTGGCCAAGGCTACAACCAAGCGTACCAGCAGGCTGCGCAAAATTTCCAAGCCGACCAGCAACGCAAGGCCGCAGCACAGGCCGCAGGCGAGCAGAGCCGTCAGTTCGGTGCCGGCTATGGCATGCAAGGTCTGCAAGGCGCACTCGGTGCTGCCCAACAACAAGCCGGGCTGGCGGGCATGGGCCAGCAGTATGGGCTGGGTAATCTGCAAGCTCAGCTGGCAGCAGGTCAGATGCAGCGGGGCATTACAGGCGAAGGGCTGGGTGCCGAGAAAG